GCTGATGCGCTAGCTGGAGTTGTACTTGATTTTTATGTGTGTCCTGGACCAACTACAACTACAACTAGTACATCTAGTACATCAACTACAACTAGTACAACAACTGTAGCACCTAATTGTTTATTATATAATAACTCAAGCCAAGATATAAACTATGCTTCGTGGTATGATAGTAATTCGAATCCTAGCATTACTAAAAATAGTTTACTTCTTAATCCTGCACCAATTGGTCCAGATATAAACACAACAGGTGAAACTTCTTGGTCAGGAATATCCACTCCTGTATATGTACAGTTTAATATAGGAGGAACAATATATGACGCATGGTATAACTATGAAAATGGGGCTCTTGGTGCAGTGGATGTTTCGTATGGTTTCTTCCGTCCAAATAGTCCGCAGCTAATTACCACTAGTGATTTTCAATTCTCATCAATAGATAAAGATGGTCAGAATCTTGATTCGATTCTTCAAAACTTTAATCCAAGCACTGACTCCTTCTTTGTTGAGTGGGGATCTTGTGCACCAACCACTACAACTACAACAACTGTAGCACCAACAACCACTACAACAACTACCACTGAGGTTCCAACTGTTAAATTAAATTGGGACTTGTCAAACGGTGGACAACCTATTGTTGTTAGAGCAACAATATCTAGAAACGGTATTAGTTCAGGTACATTGATGGCAAATGATAGTGGTTTAATTCTCTGTAACGCTGGAGATGATATAGAAATTACTATTCAAACTGAGAAAACAGGAACATTTGCATTTACAAATAGAGCTACCCTTGACGGAACTATTATATTAAATGATACATCAGTAGAAACTGATAGTAAGTTATCTACAGTAAGTTTTGTAAAATCTGCTGCTACTGAAGAGCTGGACATGACAGGTCTTACAGGAGCACCTTAATATTAAACCACAATATAGTAAGTAATATGACAATAATAATAACATTAAGTTTTGCAGGCAATGAAACAGGTCCTTTTGATTTGTATTCAGATGCAACTGGTTTTGCTATACCGTTTGCTCAAAACGTTTCTAAAGCAGCGTTATTGGCTGGTTATCAAGTAGAGGCTCCTGATGGAACTACTGTTGTTAGATTAGATAATTTAAATAGTCTTTGTGGTTCAACAGATATTTATTCTTGTGCTACACCAAACTGTGACTTTACTGGGTCTATTATTTGTGATGTTACAACAACTACAACCACCACTCCACCACCAACTACCACTACTACAACATCACTTCCACCAGCAACATTATGTACTTGGACAAGTTTTGGAGGAGATTCAGGAGAAATAGGAGTATATGATATGATAAATAATACAGTATCTGCAGTATTAGTTCCTAATGATTTTACAGTAACACAAGGAGTTACTAGACCAATATGTGCAACACAAACTAAATTGTGGTTATCTGGTGAAACAGATGAAACCTCACTTAACTTTGTAGTTAAAGAGTATAATATAAATAGTACATCAAATCCTCCAACTTTATCTTTTGTTAGAGAGATTAATGTGTCTTTAGCAAATATTAGTGAAAGTAATCTTACTTTTACAGGTATTCAATGTACTACTATAACTGCTATTAATGATACCACTTTAGTAGTAGGTTTTGGTGGACCAACTGCCACTAATACTTGCCCAACAGTTGTTGGGTATAATATTGATATATCTGATACAGGTAATATAGCTTTAAGTTTACCAAGTTCTTCTTCTGATAAAATTGGTCTTGGAGCAGCTGTAAATACTTGTAATGGAACTGTTTCAAATCCAGGTGTATTACATCTTAATAATGGTCAAGTGATTACAAATTTCAGACTTGATTATGATAATCCAGGTGATACTAGAACAGGTAACTGGATACAACAAAAAACTTTAGATTCAGGACCTAATCAAGAAAATATAACAGCTCCAATGAAGTTGCAAGATTTAGGAGTTCCAGAATTTACTAGTGCTTACACAGGTGAAAAGTACATGGATATATTCTCAAGAGAAGGTATATTGTATGTTCTTCATCCAGAAACACTTGTTTTATATACAGTAGAACAACAACCTCCATATACAGCAGCTGCAGACTTTACTGTAACATCAGATGCACCAAGTGTATTCTCAACAACTGGTTGTTCAGATGTTGATCTTTATTATGAAGATCCTTGTGATGATGTTATTGTCCTACCTTGGTTAAATGTAAGAGAGGAAAGCGGTGCAAGTGGTCCATATATAGGTCCAGTATCATTTGATTATCAAGGAATGACTGTTGAGGGAAGTAGTATTTCAGCAACATCACCTCCTACTGGTTTTACCTTATATCCATCATATACACTAGATTATGTTGGACCTTATACAGGTTTAGTTATACCAAGAGCAAATGGTGTAGGGTTATCTGGTCCTTCTGGTCAACCTTTTGACTACACAATAACATTTCCTCAGCCTGTAAACAATATTGCAATAAGAGTTGGAATACTAAACACCACTTTTTCAAACGGTGAATTTATCCAAGGAGATATTTATCAAGCAGACACAAATACAGAAACTCCAACCATTACAATATCAACTGGTTATGGAGTTAATGTTGTAGGTAATCAGTTTGGAGGAGGAGTATATAGTGATAATAGTACTAATGGAGAGTTTATTATAAGTTGTGAAACTGATTACACTGTATTAACTATATCAGGAACTGCACCAACTGGTGGACCAATTGCATTAGCTTGTACTCAACCACCTCTAACTTGTAATCTAATTTATCCTGAGGCTTACGTTAATAGTTGTGCAGCTAATCCTGGAGCATGTTATCCTGGACAAGCAGGTTATAATAGAATATATGCTTGGAATCCTGTATCATTTATAAAAGAAGAAATAGTATTACCACAAGGTAGCTATATGTCATATCCTGATTTTTCAGTTAGTGAAAACTATTTAATTGGTAATTTACTGCAAACTGGACTACCAGGTAATTTGACAAGATATGGATACACATTAGGAACTAATGGTGTTCCTGGTAATATCACATGGGATGGAGTTTTCTATACATTCCCAAATGAGTGGACTAATCCTGCTCCTGGTGTCATGGAAACAATAAATGACACTAAATTTGTAGCACTTTACCAAACTTCTTCAATAAATAAAGTTTTAGAAGTAGAAATTATTGAAGGAACTACAGAATTACAAGTTACTGAAAAGTGGGAGAATACTGATTTTAGACTTACAGGAGATGTACTTCTTACATTTAAAGAAGATGGTGTAACACCAAATAAACTAATTAGTCCAAGTCTTCCATTTGGTAGCTTTCCAGATACTGGAAATCTAAAACAATTTGATTACTTGACAGGTGCATTAGAAGGAACTATAAATTTACCAACAGGTATTAAAGGTACTGCATCTATAGGAATGGTTGATAATTACATATATATATCTGTAAGACCAGATTTAATTATAGATCCTTCACTAGATGGTTTATGGAGACTTGATGTAAATACAAGTGTTTGGAGTTTAGTTCCTTCAGAAGAAGCACCATCAGGAATAACACCAGGGGGAGCTGCTGACTTTGGAAGTAGAGCAGAATGTAGAATAAGCGATGGTATTAGATCATTTGATCCACCACCAAGTACAACAACTACAACCACTACATTACTTGAAGGTGTAAATACAATATGGACGTGGTTTGAAGCAGAAACACCAGCATAAAACTAATAGAATATGTCACTAGAATTAACACAAGAAATAAAAGATAAGATAAAAGAGATAGCAAAAGCTAATCCTAATCTTAATTCAGTAGGTTTGGGAGAAAAAGTCTCTGGAGGTACAGCCACTGGAGAACCTGCTATTGTATGTAGTGTAACTCAGAAGAAACCTATTGAAGACTTATCTCCTGAAGAAATTCTTCCATCTGAAATTACTGTAGGTGATCAAGTGATTAAAATAGATGTAATTGAAGCATCACGAGCATATCAATTAGGATGTACAACTTGTGGGGGATGGAGTGGTGCTAACTCTGGTGAATTTACAAACAGACAGTTTACTAGGCCACTTAGAGCAGGTATAACTATGAGTTCAGACAGAGGATGGCCTGCAGTAGGTACATTAGGTACAATCGTAAAAGATACAGCAACAGGAGTATTAGTAGGTCTAACTAATAATCATGTAACTATAGAAAATCCTAACTTTACAAGTGATAGGAATTTATCAAATCCTGCTGATATAACAAATGATTATGATCCAGTAAACAATGTATACCAAGCCACTGAAACACAAGCAGGTTACATTTCTCCAGTAAACATTGTTGGAAGAAGTGTAAGATATGCTCCAACATATTACCAATCTTCAGGACTCACTAACAAAGTAGATGCTGCTTTATTTTCTGTACAACAAAATGTAATTGATAACAAGTCTTGGCAACCTATTGGTCTAGATGGTATAATACCAAACGACAACCCACAGTTTGCAACAACACTTGAATTAGATAACTTATTTGCCACTAATCCAAAAATCTGGACATCAGGAAGAACTTCTGGAGCTAGAGGTGAAGGTGTTTGTGGAAATTTAAGAGTAAATCAAACAGGTCTAACACTACCAGTTGCAGCTAGTGCAACAGGTCCTGTGTGGGTGTATGAAGATATTATAGCAGTGATAAGACCAGATGATGATACACCTACATCACAACAAATTGGTTGTCTTAATCCAGGTCTTCAAGGAGATTCAGGATCTGCTGTATATGCAGAAATTAATGGAACTATAAAATTAATTGGATTACTTTTTGCTGGTAACTGTACAGTTGCAGAACCTTGCTGTGGTTTTGCAGGTCCACCAAATGGCTGTAGTTCAGTGTTTTTTGTTTGTAGAATAGATCACATTGCTGATGAATTAGGAATCGAACATTGGAATCCTAATGTAGACCAATTAAGATTTGTAAATACTAACACAATGGAATACATAACAGAACCTGGAGGAAGTGATCAAAGAAATAAGTCCTGTAACGGTAAGACATACTGGCAAGCAGGATTAACTGATACATTAGATAACCCTTGTTAAAATATAAAATACCATGTCAAATAATTGCTCAAATTGCTACAACGGATGTACTGAGATTACCTCAGACAAATGCGTTAAATATACAGGGGTAGATGTCCCTGTTCTAGGAATAAAAAATGGAGACTCTCTATCGTATGTAGAGCAGGCTCTAATAACTTTTTTAAGTTCAACACTTGATGGCACAGGAATATTTCCTATAGTTCCAGCAACTGATATATGCCCCTCGCTTCAGAAAGAACTAGATTCATGTGACCCTCTTTCTTTAAATAACTACCTAACTAGTATTATTAAGTTTATATGTAGCTTAGAGGACCAGATAGGTGTAGTTGAAGAACAGAACCGACCAGTCGAGTATGATGTTGAGTGTTTGAGTGTTTCTGATAATACAAGTACACAAGAGGTGCTGCAAGCTGTAGTAAATAAAGTGTGTACTGTAGCCCAACAACTTACAGACTTCATAACATATGTAGATGCTACGTACGTAAAGATTTCAGAAATTAATACGTACATCGAAAACTACATTAACACAGATCCTACACAACAGTTGATAGCTAATAGAATGGTTCCATTCTCAATTGTTGCTGCTGCTGGTGGTTCTGCATTCTTATCTAACTTTGATGCTTCTGGAGCAGGTATTGGTAATTGGGCAAACATATATCTATGTAATGGTAACAATGGTACTCCTGACTTAAGAGGTAGAGCACTTATTGGAGCCAACGATGGATCAATGGGAGGTGGAGCACTTGACTCTGCTGTAGATCCTGCTGTATCAGGAAACCCAAGCTATGGATTAGGAAGTGTACATGGTAGTAATACTGTAGTGCTAACTACAGGACAGCTTCCTGCACACAGTCACACAATTAGTGATCCTGGTCACAAACATAATTTTCCAGCAAGAAATGGTACAGTGGTTGGTGATTATGTACAAAATGCTGGTGGAGGTGCTCCTAATGATGATACATTACAAATTCAAAGCACTCCATCACCTAATGCTGAAACATCAGACATGTTAACAGGGATCACCGACACTAACCTAACTGGTGGTGGACAGGGACACCAAAACTATCAACCTGGACGTGGAGTATATTATATAATTTACATACCTTAAAACAAAATAAAATGGCATACCTACCTGTAAACCCTTGCTGCACTGGTGTAGTTTTAAATACCACATGTGGATGTAATAGCACTTGCAATTGCAATTCTACTACAAACTCTTGTGGAACTACTGGTGCACTTTCAAATACAATTGTGTATAATGGTCCTACACTTCCTGGTTCAGGGGTAGAGGCTTGTGATACACTTAACGTTGCATTATCAAAAATAGATGAAGTTCTTGTTGAATTGAAAGCTCAAGTTGCACTAAACACTACTGCAATCTCTAACATAACAGAACAAATCAATAATATTAACGCACAGATAACAACAATTAACAACAACTGTTGTCCATAATTATGACAGTATTATTAACACTAACTACAGCAGGAACTGATGCCACAGTGTTTGATTTATATTCAGACATTGATGGCTTCACCACTGCTTTTGAAACAGGCGTAAGTAGAGCATCTTTAGTTGCTGGATACTCAAGCGTATTAGTTCCAGATTACACAACCACTGTAAGAATACAAGCTACAGAGAAGTGTGTAAACTCTGTAGATATAGTGTTAGAAAACACAACAACAACCACCACCACAATACCTTAAGATATGTTGATACAGATAAATATAACAATTCCCCCAAGTGGTTCTGCTGGACCATTTGATTTATATTCAGATGCAGATGGATATGTTTCTCCTTTTGAAACACAAGTTCCTGCTGCGAGTTTAACTGCTGGATATATTGTAGAACTACCTGTGGGAGCAACTATCATAAGAGTATGCTCTGTTGGTACATGTGAAAACTGTATTGATTTACCAACTAATTGTCCAACAACTACAACAACATCTACTAGTTCAACAACTACAACAACTAGTACTAGTAGTACAACCACTACTACAACCACTGCAGCTCCTCCATATAGATTTGATTATGAGCTTATTACAGGAACTCCTACATTTATAGGAACTGTTAATCTTACAATAGAAGTTGATTCTGTTCAAGTGGTAAATCAAACAATAAGTGTTGGTAATACGTATCAAGCAGGATCATTAAACCTTACTGCTGGTCAAGTTGTAACAGCAACAATGACTAACGTTAAAACAGGTACATTTAACTTTGGTAATAAAATAATACAAGATGGTGGATTATATCAACCACAAGACGATTGTATGCCTTGTGTAGATCAGTTAGTAACACCACTGTTCTCTCCATATACAATGGGAAGTGCTAACACTGCATTTGTATTCCAAGGAGACGTTAGTTCTCCTACAACAACTACCACTAGTACAAGCAGTACGACTACTACAACTAGTACAAGTAGCACAACCACTACAACCACTACAGCAGCACCACTTGACTGTGCGTTGACTGGAGGAACTGCAGTGGTTAATACAACAACAACTACTACTACTAGTGCTACAAAATCAGCATTAATTTCAAACAGTTCTCACCCTAGTGATGCTTGTCCATATACACCATCAGTAACAGTATATGTTAGTAATCCAACAGGTTCTGGTGCTTCTCAAACAGTAAGTACAAGTAGTGTAGTGTATACAGATGTTGCTGGAACTATACCATTCGTTGGTGATGGTAATTATTACAAAATAATTATGAGTGGTAGTTCACTATTCACTAGTTCACCAGTAAATTCAAGTGGTCAAGTTAGTTCACCAATAGGAATTTGTCCGTAAATAAAATAAGAAACTATGGCAGCAACAATGACAGTAAAATTAACCTCAGCAGGTGTTGATACAGACACTGTTGATTTATATACAGATGCAACTGGGTATACTACACCAATAGCTTCTACAACAACAGCTGTGCTCACTAGTCCATTTGGATATACAGTGGGTGTGCCTTTTGGTGCAACTATTTGTCGAGTGCAAAATACAGGTGTATGTACTAACTATGTAGATATAACAATTACCTAACTATGACAGGAGCAGTACAAGTAAACAAGATAGGCACAGCCCTTCAAACATTCTATCTGTATTCAGATGTGAATGGATTTACAGCACCTTTTGAATCAGGTGTAACAAGAGATGAGTTACTTCTAGGACACCCTACAGATAAGATACCTAACACAACAACAGTGATTAGAGTGATGTCAGTAGATGTTCCTGGCAAGTATTTAGATATTAATGTATAAAAAGTCTTGTTTTGTTGGTTTTGCAAGGCTTCTCCTAGGGTTATTAGTAGCCCTAGGAGTTTTTATTTATAACTAAATTGATTATAAATAATAACCTGGTTTAGTAAATTTATTTGTTATATCCAAAATAAATTTTATATCTTTACAATATTTTTTAACCAAAGTACAATTAAATGTCATACAATGAGAAACTACTCAGACAGCTGGAGGGATTACTTGGCTGGAAAAAGAGTAAAAAGTTCTATGCTGAAAAGCTGAACATAACAGAAGATGAAGTAGATGAATTAATCAAAGAAATTAGAAGTAGAGAAAAAGATGAAGGAGAAGCATTCTTAAAAACATCAAACACATCTGAAACCTTCGAATCACTAAAGAAGGTGAACAATGAAAAGGGAACTATAGAGAGTACAATTACTCTTGATTATGAACCCAAAAACCACCTGGAGCTAGCAAAGCTTCACAAAATAGACCTAGACAAATACATAATTACAAACTACTGGTCTAAAGTACTTCCAAGCGGAAAGTTTACTTCCTCAGTATTTTCAAAGAGGAAAACACCAAAAGATTACACAGCTGAAGATTTCAGCAAGTTCTTAGAGAACTATAAATCAAATTACATTCCAATCCCCTCACCACAGAAAAGTGGTAAAGATGTTGCAGATGTTGAGCTATCTCTATCTGATTATCACTTAGCAAAGCGATATGTTGATGGAGACAATGATCCTGCTGTAAGAGCAAGAAGGTTCTTTGATGTGGCTCAAAATTTGATACAAAAAGTTAGATCTGTCTATGATATAAATAAGGTGGTATTTCCAATATCAAATGACTTTTTTCATACAGACAACTATCAAAATTCAACAACAAACGGTACTCCACAGGATATCATATTAGACTATGCTTCTGAATATGAGCTTGGTTTTGCAATTCTTGTAGATACAATAAAGATGTTGAAGGCTAATGCTAACCAAGTTGAGGTGATCTTAGTACAAGGTAACCATGATAGAACTAAATCATTCTACCTAGCACATGCTCTAGATATATTCTTTACAGATGAAAATGCTGTATCTTTTACTAGAGAACATAGTGTTGTAAAAGGAACAATGGTTGGTGAAACGTTTATTGGTTACCATCATGGGAACTGTAAGATAGATCAGTTACCATTACTGTTTGCTACACATCCAAAATATTCACAAATGTTTGGAGGTGCTACATACAGAGAAGTTCACACAGGTGATAAGCATCACTACATGGCTAAGGAGATAAAAGGGGTAAGGATACAACAAATGCCTAGCTTATCTGGTACAGATAGATGGCATAAGGATAATAATTTTGTACATAGCGTACGAGCTGCCCTAGCCTTAGTTTATGATTCTAAGTTTGGCAAGGTGGCTGAATTTGAAGAAAGAATATAATTATGGCAACACTAAGAAAATTAGTTTCAGATGTTAGGTCAACGCACAAGATACTATCTACAGATGCATTGATTACAGACAGAGCAATTGCTTCTGAGCTGAGAACCAACGCACTAACGCTGATCAAAAGAGAAACTAATGTAAGAAAGTTATGGGCTAGTGACACACTGTTCACTACCATTCCTTGTTTGGAAATGGTAGAAGTGCCCATATCTGAATGTTGTGACTATGCTGATCCTTGCACTGTAGCAAGAACTAAATACAAGCTACCTAGAATGGCAGAAGGTAATTACCAGTATGTAATTCAAGGAGTGTATTCTATAAATGCTATGGGAGGTAAGGGTACCAAGCTAAAAGAAATAACAATAAACAGGTACCTAAACATCTTAAAACTTCGTATAATTAAAAAAGAGAGCTACTTCTGGATATCCAACGGTTATCTATATGTAACTAACCCTTTACTAAAGGCACTAAGACTATCTGCATTATTTGAAGAAGATGTACCTAATGAGATAATGTATCCACAAGATTGCGACTGTGGTACAAGTTATTCTGTGGATGACTTATGTAAGAACCCACTGGATAAAGAATTTGCTCTACCAGGATATCTAGAGCAACAAGTATTAGCGATGACTTCTACTAAGTTATTATCTACATACTTCCAAATAAAAACAGATATGAGTAATGAAGGCATTGATGGACAAGCTCCTAATGCTCAACCTACAAACTAAACTAAATGGCTAGAGTCTCTGTTGATTGGAGAAGTGCAAGCAAAGAAAACTACAATGATTTCTGCAAGAAGCACCCACTGGTGAGCTTATCATTTGATGAGTGGAGAAATATATTGTATCAATTCAACGATGCATTTAAACACTACATACTAGAGACAGGAGAAAAAGAAAAACTTCCTTGTGGCTTTGGAGAGTTCTCTATCAATAAAAAGAAGAGAAGAAAGATGAAGGGTAAGGATGGTAAAGAGTTTGTAAACCTACCTATCGATTGGCAAAAGACAAAAGAAAAAGGAAAGGTTATATACAACTTTAACTATCACACAGAAGGTTTTTTCTTTGGTTGGCTTTGGTTTAAAGAGAGTGCTAGATTCAGATATTCAGATTTATGGTACTTCAAGCCCTCTAGAGTTACATCAAGGTTATTATCACACTATATAAAAACTGACAACAAATACCAACACACTTATCATGAATGGAAAAAATAAGTTATGTCATACTATTATAAATACAATTTTGTTTCACCAGAACCTATCTATGCAACTGTAAAAGAAGAGCTAAAGAGTTACTTTGACACAGGTGCTGTAGATGATTTACTGTTTCCTACTTACTTGGACAAGTGTCTAAGAAAGCTAGGTAGAACTACGTATAAAATTAGTGAGCAGGTATTACACGTTGAAGATTTTGAAGCAAGACTTCCAGACAACTTTCATGCTGTTAGAGAAGCTTGGATGTGTGCAGAAATCCCTGGTAACCCTTATCCAATAGCAAACTCTTTTTATTCACAAGCAGCTAATGCAACAACTATACAAATATCTCCATTAACTATAGGAGGAACTCCTTGCAATAATCCTAGCTGTCAACATCCAAATTGTGATGGTACATGTATGCCTGAACTAGTTCAAGCTGTATATAAAACAAGCAACGAGATAGCTAGATCTTACAGACACAGTTATCTATTAAGACCAGGAAATATATCTGCAAGACAGCAATGTGATGTAAGTTACAGAAGTGATTGGAATGAGTTTGCACCACCTGTAAGAGAGTTTACTCCTGGTTCAGCAAACTATGATTCATTTGACATCAGAGATAACAAGTTTGTAACTAACTTCAGAAATGCTGTAGTTCACTTGTTATTTTATGCTACTGAGTATGATAGTACAGGAAACCAGTTGGTTCCTGACAACTATCGTATAGCAGAGTATGTAGAAGCGTTTATCAAGTTTAAAGTGTTTGAGATTCTAACTAACCAAACAAATGATGAAACATTCAATCAGCTTCAACAAAAGCTAGCCTACTACAAAGCAATGGCTGATGAGAAATATATCGAGGCTGAGATTGAAATTAAAAAGCAAACACCTTGGGAGAAACAACGTAGAATAAAGAAAGATCTCAATAGGTTTAATATGTATGAGCTTCCAAATCGTACTAATAGATACGGTAGAAGGCGTAACAATTAACACATATGGCTAAACAGCAATCAAATAAAGATTCTGATAAAAACAAAAAGCAGGGTAATATCAGACTAAATCCAGCTGCTGCTAGAGCAGGATTAAACCTAGACAGCTCTATCAACCAAGTTGGTCCTGGAAGACTTACCTATGCTTTAAATGCTGCTGTAGAAAACTTTGACTCTAGTTCTGTAAACTACCAGAATGAGCCAGGTAACGAGCTATGCTTGGATTTTCCTACAGGGTACAAACTTATTGGTTCTCATTTTATTCCTGAGAAGCGTAAGAATATATTCTTTTTAGCCAACCCAAACACAGGAGATAGTGAGATTGGATATATGGACAATAACGATTGTCAGTATCACACACTCATAAATGCTGCTTGCCTTAACTTTGATGTAAAGAATCCCATCCCTAAAGTTGTACACAGAATCACTAATTGTACAACAGAACTCTACTGGACAGATGGAGTTAATCCTAGAAGATATTTAGACATAGAGAACATTCCGTATAAGCTTATAGCAGGTACACCAAGTTGTGATCCTGTATATAGTGATGAATTAGATTGTAACCAGCTTAAGTTACAACCTGACTTCTCTATTCCTCAGTTAATGATTACTCAGATTAGAAATGTAGGTAATCTAACAGCAGGTACATATCAGTTTGCAGTGCAATATGCAGATGCTTCAGGTAATGAACTTACATCATACTACTCTGTAACTAACCCTGTTCCTATTGCTGATGAGTTTATTACATCAGTGAACTTTGATTATAATGTTGGAAAGTCTATTGCTGTAGGTGTTTTCAATCTTGACTTAACAGGACAATTTCAATACTTCAATCTAGCTGTAATAAAAACAATCAACAATGTTACATCTGTTGAGCTTGTAGGAACATATAATATTGAAGAAGCTACAAAAGAGATAGTTTACACAGGAGCTGATCAATCAGCAATACAGTTATCAATATCTGATATATTTGAGAAGTTTCCTTATTACGACATTGCACAAGATGTTACAGCTGTACAAGATGTTCTTGTGTGGGACAACCTTACATCTATTGATAGAATCAACTACCAGTCAATTGCAAATCAAATAACACTTGGTTGGGAAACACACAGGATACCAGCAAATGAAACGTATGCAGATGAGATAAATGCTGTAAACTTACGTGGGTACATGCGTGATGAGGTGTATGCATTTGAAATTGTATTCTTACTAAAGAATGGTAAGCAAACAGATGGCTTTCATATTCCAGGAAGAGAGAAAGGTGCTAATGAAAGTTATCCAGATGTTCCTGACACAAACAATGATTTTATTGGAGAGCCTGATTACTACACTGGTGATACAGGTTATAAGTCTTGGTGGAAGGTATATAATACAGGATCTGTAACAGGAGCTTCTCCTGGTCAATCTAGTGACCCAAGCTATAAAGGACCATGGGAATATGGTGAGTTTGCATATTGGGAATCAACAGAAGAATACCCATGTAACGATGATGTGTGGGGAGAGCTAGCTGGTCAACCTATTAGACACCACAAGTTTCCTGATCTATCTGTAACTCCTATAATGGAGAATGGTGAGATTGTTTATGACAACAATAAGATTGTTCCTGCAATGCAGGATAATGCCATCTTTCCTATTGGTGTTAGAGTGGATAACTCACAGATATATTCACTAATACAAAACTCTGACTTAACACAAGATCAGAAAGATGATATTGTTGCCTACAAGATTGTAAGAGGTGACAGAGGAACAAACAAGTCTGTAATAGCAAAAGGTATACTTAGAAACGTAAACAAGTATACTAGAGATGAAGAAGACTATTACTACCCTAACTATCCATACAATGACCTGTCTTCAGATCCATATGTATTAGCAAACAATAATGCATGGAGTGCTGACTCAGAGCCTTATCTAATACACTTACCATCTACACAAAATGATCCTTCTATTTTAGGAGTTATATTAGATCTTGAAATAACAGTAAATGAAGGAGAAGGTGTGTTTCAATACACAAGCGCATTGAATGGTAAGGTGACAGAAGCAACTATACAACTAGATGAAACAATTGAAATTTGTTCATTGACAAGACCTGTCCCCTTGTTAGGTAAAATGACAATAGGTCCTGGTAACTATGATGTATACAAAGCGGATCATGGAGACACTTGGATTGATCTTCCTTTTGGTTATAGATTAAACTGGTATGATCCTTTTCAATATCCAGGAGAATTATTTACTGGAAGCACACAATTTAGACAAACATGGCTTAGTGATGATCCGTTTGGTTCTGATGGTAGAGGAACCGTTATTGTTGAGATGGATGCTCCAGCACCTTATGCAAGTGATTGTGTAGAGGCACCATGGCCTATTAATGAAGACTTATGTGTTCCTGAAATTAGACTAAAAGATCCAGCTGATGAAGACCCAGGAGAGGTTGCTAGTGTTTCAGGCATACCTGAAGCAGGTTATATATATGGAATTGGAAGTAGATTTAGTAGTAGAAGATCTACATTAGGTTGTAGTGATGAAAAACCTCAACCATCTATTGAGGAGCAAGAGGATACAGGATTAACATACAGGCAAGTATTTAATTCACCAGAAACATCCTTTGGTCAACCATTCTTAGGAAGTGTATTAAAGCTGGAGAGTGTATTATTTGGGGCTGGTAAAGCACATTGGGTGCAAGTTAAAGACAATGCTAAATATAAGCTCCTATCTAAAGAAGCACAAACAGATGCATTAGATGCATCAAAAGCAGTTGCTACAGTGAATGGTGTTATCAATGCTGGTGTAATGTTTACTGTTTATCAGTCTTATCTAACAATTTATGTAAACGGTATTACAAGAAAGAACTATGCAATGTCTTTCAACTCTAGAGCTAACTATGACTACTCTTATCCTGTAGACAATAATGTATCAGGAGGTATCAAGCAGAGAGATATTGATCTTACAAGATATTTGATTCCTGGAGTTCAGTCATTAGGTGGGGATGAGTTATCAATAAACAATTGGAACAGAGAAACTTCTGTATTTATAAGAACTGCAGGAAACAGAGAATATAATAATGAAGGAATTGATCCTCTACCTTTTCCAAGTCAAACACCTAGTTTACTTAGTGGAGGAGATCCACTTATTGAAGATAAGTCTAGGTTTACAATAGGTAGTAAAGGAGCATGTGCAACACCTGAGAAAGAACAAGATGCTACAGTGGTGTCTTATTACGCATCTATGAAGAATATCATTCCTAATCAGTGGGGTCAGATATATTCATACCAAACAATTGATACAGGATATCAAGCTCTTATTAATACACCAGGAACCTCTACAGTATTTGGTGGAGATACATTTATTTCTAGATTTGCATTCAAAACAAAGCTTCCATACTTTATAGATAACAGAGTGGGTGCTCCAGATGATAGTGATATATTCTATGATGAACTTGGAAACATTGGTTACCCTAAATACTGGCACTCTTCTAGATCTATTTTAGAAAATTATCAAATAGGTGGTACCCCTGCAACAAATCTCATTTCTTACAAGGCACACAACTTTGATTGTCCTAACGACCCTGCTTCTGTACCAAAAGATGGAGGAGCATACAGAACATTCTATGATGGATATATTTATTTATGGGCGTATGGTATTCCTAACTTCTATTGTGAAACTACATACAATACAGACTTACGTCAAGCATTTAACAATAAAGAAGGAGACTTCTGGCCTCATGTAAGCTCTGGTATCCCTGATGATTGGTTACAAGAAATCAATGTACCCATTGCACAGGATAACACATATTATTACAATGTAACATATTCTAAACAGAATAAAGAAAATGTATTCTCGCATCTTCCTCCTGATTGGGAAGAGGACTTGTGTTACACAGTGTTCCCATTTAGAGCTATTTATTCTGACGCAGCTACAGATAGTGCTGATGTTAGAGTTAATAACTGGTTGGTTTACAGAGCATTATCATTCCATGATTTCCCTCAGAATTATGGTGCACTTACGTCATTAGATGGTATTCAAAACAAAGCTATACTTGCACGATTTGAGAACAAGTCATTATTATATAACAACCTTCTTACAATTGACACAAGTAATCCACAAGCTGCGTATATTGGTAATCCTAGACTATTTGATAGTTCTCCACCAATTGATTTTGCTGAAACAGATTTAGGATATGTAGGAAGTCAGAATAAGTTCTTACTAAAAATACCTCAAGGTCAAATCACTGTAGATGCTAAGAGAGGTCAAGTATTCTTAGTTTCAGGTGCTAAGGTACTGGATATCACAGCATTTGGTTCTGGTGTAAATAGATTTATGTCAGATCACCTACCATTTGAGATATTACAATACTTTCCAAATGTACCTACAGACAACCACTTCAATGGTATAGGACTACATGGTGTCTATGATAGTAAGTTTGAGAGAGTGATTATCACTAAGTTGGATTATATTCCAATTGATGATAATGTACAATATGATGAAGAAACAGGAGAGTTTTATGTGTTAAAAGGAGCAGGTGCAATTGTTCCACCATTAGAACCTGAAGTGCCTGTAGACTTACCAAGACCAATTCCACCAACCCCTACAAATCTTTTTGATTGTAAGCAATATACAACTGTACCTTTTTCTCCAAGTTCTGAACAAGATAGTATCTCAATAACATACATTGACTGTAATGGAGATCAACAAACTTACTTTGAAATATGCACTGGAAAACGCTGTTCAGCTACAGTTTGTGCTATAGAGATAATAAGTTCAAACAGAGAAATAGAAACAACAGGTATTTGTGCAGATTTTTCTCCAACCACTACCACTACAACCACTGTGTCTAATGGACCAATAAGAGAAGTGGTGTACTTAAATGATAAGGAGTACTTCTGTAATAAGTCTTGGACTATGTCTTTTGACTTCAATACTAAGAGTTGGATATCATTCCATACATACATTCCAAACTTCTATATAGGAGAGAACAACTTCTTCTATTCAGGAATAAATGGATGTTGTACAAATGTTGGTGCACCTAACTTAGAGGTGGTTGCTGGACGATTATTACCAGTTAGTCCAATAACTACAACTACAACCACTACACCATTAATTCCGACTACCACTACTACAAGCACTACGATAGATGATGTATTAAGTGATGGAATATTTATTCCTACAGATTGTGAACTTGCTGGAACAGGATTCATTACAGTTCCTCCAGCCACCACTACAACAACATGCTATGTTCCTTCAACTAATTTAAATTTTGTTACACTAGTAGAAGGATATCAAATAATAGGAGATTCAGCAGTAACAACTACAGATTCTGAATATAGTTCTTGTAATGGTATAGCAGTTCTGAAAAATGGATATCTTGGAACTACTACACCTTCTGTACTTCCTATAAATATTAATCTATATTATGAAGGGCCAGATTTACAGCTCGGTACTAAGTTATATGTTTCTGGACAGAGTGGACCTTGTCCTATTGTTCCTGATGGTTGGTATGGTATATTAGATGACACTAATAACGTTTATAATATTTCAAACGGATTTATAGGAGAAATTAAAGATTGTGGTTTCTGTCTTACAACTAGTACAACTACAACTCAAGTTCCTAGTGTTGAAGAGTGCTGTGGCATTATAGCACTAACAACAGATAATGTATACTCTGGATATATAGGTAATAACTCAAATCCTGAAAGTCAAACTTCTATACTTAATGTACCTGGATTTGTAGGATCTGCAACAGCAGGAGTTGCTTTCACATCAAATAAACTATGGGTAATTGATGGAGATATAAAAGAGTGGGATATTACACTTTCTCCATTTACAGCAACATTTAATAGAGATATTACTTTTGGAGAAATACAAGGTCCAGATGGTAATATTGCACTAAGTGACACAGTATTATTATATGTAGATGCTGCTCAAACTCCACAAGAAATTGTAGAAGCAGATGTTACAACAAATACAGTTGTAAAAACTTCACAGTTTGCAATACAAGCAAATAGAACAGTTATAAGTAATTTATTATATACCACTACAAACAAATTACTTTTAGTTTCTCAAGACAGTGTTTCTTCCGATCACTATGTTACACAATTTAATTACAGTAATGGATCTGTAGAACTAGACATAAATATTGGTACAGTTGATGCAAATATAATTACTGAATGTGAGTGTGGTATAAAATTAACTAAAGTGGATGGTTCAGGTAATGTAGAGGTTTATATTGTATATCCAACTGGTATTAGTAAGATTATTGACTCTACTGTCATTCCTCCTAATGTAGGCCCACAGACCTTCCCACTATACACAACAGCAAGTCAATTATCATCTTATGTAAATTGTGCAATTGAAAATACCACAACAACAACAACTAGCTCATCAACCACAACCACTACTACTACATTATCACCAACTTGTAATGAGTATGAAGTGAGTGGGCCAACAGCATTGTACTACACAGATTGCTTTGGACAACAACAAGTTCTAACTGTATCATCTGGACAGACAGAGAATGTATGTGCAAGTGTAGCAATACCTGGTGCAACATTAATAGGACCATGTCCATACTATACAACAACGACAACAACAACATTACCTCCACCATAATATGATAATAGTAATAAAATTAACCTTTTCTGGACCAAACGCAGGACCGTTTGACATACTTACAACATCAAGACAGGTGTTGAGAGAAGGTGTGTCCAGACGAGAACTGATAGATGGAATTACTGTTAATCTTAAAGGTCAAGTGTCCAGTGATCAAACAGCTATTATAGTTAAGTCAAATGGAGAGTGTCAGTTTGAAAAAATTATACAACTTGAAGACATTCCTATGGATGAGTATCAGAAGCTTACATACTCTGAAGATACTACTGGCTGTCTGTGGACACATCTAAAGAATACACAGTTGTACAACTACTACTATGGAAACATAGAGCCTTACATCATTGAGTATCCATTTGCATACAAATATAATGATGAGATACTTCAGAATGTAAAAGATTACAGTAAGGTGTATAGATATCTACCAGAAGTGGCAGGATCTTTTGATTCTAACAGAAAGGTGCAAGTAGATGATCGTTGGTTCAACAAAGCTGTATTATATAATGGGCAACAGTCTACAGGTATATTAGAGCTTGTACCTAAGCCTCAGAATAATATGGTAGCTTACTTACAGTATCCTATATTAAATACTGATAGTAAAACTATTACATACTCGAAGAGTGATAATTTCTACCAGTACAATACATTCTGGGCATTACAGGTAGATGATCAGAAACCATTGTTTAACACATCTTGTGAGTCTCTTTCTATTGACAAAGAGGTGAATCAAGCTAACATGAACTATGGAAACATATCATTTAAGAAATCACCTCTTAGAGCTAAGAACTTAAAGGTGAGACATATTCTTGACAATTCATCAACAACACATATTGTTAGTCAGTTTATTGTAACACCATCACAAATATCATATAAGTAATGGCAAAAGGTTTAACAGCATCTAAAGCAAAGAAGATACTCGAAGATGGAACAGTTCGAGGTAAAGCGCTTACAGAGAAACAAAAGAAGTTCTTTGGGGCTGTTGCTGGTGGTGCTACGCCTTTAAAAAAGCTTAATGGTGGTTGGTTAGACAAGTTTGATAATGGTGGCGTACAACCTAACTACAATGATAGTAATGTATCTCTTCCTCCTGGATTCAAAGGATATGGATATGATAAAGGTGGTAGAGCGTACAATGGTGCATGGGATGGTCCTGTAACAAGAATGGGTGGAACAATACCAGGAGCTACAGGAATGATGTATGCACGTACGTCTGGAACATCTCCTGAGGAACCAAAGAAAGCTCAGGATGGAACAGTAATGTGGGGCACACCTGAATATGAAGCTGCATATGAATATGGTACATTTGCTGATTTTACTAATCGATTAGGTGAAGTAGTTATTGTTAGTGGTGTAGACTATGAAAAATATCCTCTGTATGATAAACTCTCTGCACAACAGAAAGAGTATTTTAATGATCCAGGACCAATTGGTAGAGGTGTAAGAAGAGCTGCTCAAACAGATAGAGGATTAGCTGAGGATACAAGAGATATGGTGACAGGTATGTTAGTGCAACAACCTTTAGCTGGATTACAAGCTCCTCAGTCACTCATGGTGGAAGGTATAGAAGCATTAAGAGGTAGAGATGCTAACTTCTTAAATGCACTTACATTTGATACACAGAGAACACCATCTCAAGCATTTAATGTAGAGAACCCATATGGAGCATTTGCTCTTGATGTAGTAGCAGATCCACTAAATGTTGTTGGTGTAGGGCTTGCAAAAAAATCAATTACAGCACCATTTACAAATGTATTAAAAGCAAACCCAGATATGTATTACAGGGGTATTGGGCAAGCTGGATTAGACGATGCTTTACAAAGTGGTTTACTAAGAGCAAAACCTGCAGATCAAATTGCTCCATCAATGGTTGGTCCTTTTGATCTAGCAAAGAGATTTAATAACTTATATGTAACACCTAGATTAGGTGTAGCTCAGAGTTATGGGAAAGGTGTTGTTGCTGAAGTTCCAAGAGATGTAGCAAGCTTTTCTCGAAGATATAAAGGAAGTGATTGGAGCATGGCTACTAATCAACAAATACCTATAGATCAAGTAAATTTATATAAGAAGAACTTCTTTGGAAACTACAGACCAGTAAATGTACCTTCTTCAACTTCCTCTAATTTAATTGAAGCTGCAGCAGACCCTGGAATTAGATCAAGCCTTATAAGATTTGGTCAGGATGTAATGGATACTCCTTCAGCACAAATTAGAGCTAGTGAGAAGTTCAACAAAAATTGGTTTAACAATCCTGAGACTGTTAGAAGAGTAGAACAGATGATAAATCAACCCACTTCTATAAGATCTAATATGAGTGAGGTTGAGCTTTTACAAGACATTAATCTTTATGAGACAATGCTTGATAAAAGTCCTAATCTAACTGCAGCTCAAAAAGCTGGCATAGAAAGACAAATGAAAGATTTATATGCTGGGTTGGCAAAAAAGAATCTTCAAACAGTTCAACAGAAAGGAAGATTTACAGAAGCGCTTGATCCAGATAATATAAGACATCAAGAAATGGATTTATATTATGATGAAAACCCTAAAACCATAGGAGTATATAAAGGTAGAACAAACCAAGGAACAGTTAATATACCACGTACAAAAGAATATAACAAAGATGTTGGTTCAGTTTTTACACATGAAGACTTACATGCAATTACAGCAGGAAGAAAAGGATATACAGATGAAGCCACACAGATATTAAATGATGCAGTGGGTAAAGATCAAGACTGGTGGCTTAATAAAATAAACACAGAAAAAGATCCAAAGGTAAGGGCAGAACTAATTGATAGATTAGAATACTTATCAAGACCTCAAGAGATACATGCTAGAGTGCATGAGCTCAGAAAAGCTTTTAATTTAAAACCTGGTCAAGAGGTTAGTGCTGCAAAGATTGACCAGATAATGATGAAAGGCTTAAAAGGAGAAACTCCTGTTAGCGAAGGTTTCTTTAGAATGCTGGGTGATAAGGAGAATTTTAGAAAGATATTCAATAAGCTTCCAGCATTTGTTCCTGCAGCTGTAGGGCTTGGTGCTGCAACACAAATGAAAGATGGTGGAAGATGCTGGCCAGGATATAAAACAGTTCCTGGTAAGACACCTTTTAGTAAGGGTAGCTGTCAGAAAGCTCAAGATGGTGGATGGCTAGATAAGTTTCAAGAAGGTGGTGTCATAGAAGATGATAGAGGACAATGGGCTTATCCAGGAGAGATAACTAAAATCAATTCCAACAATATAACAATGAAGGGTGTTAACTACCCTGTACTTGGAATATCTGACACTGGTGACAAGAAGATGATGCAACCAGGAAAAGATTACAAGTTTAAAGGAAACAGCGTTACAGAGTTTCCTATGGCACAGAAAGGAATGAATGTAGAAGGTCAAAAGCAAAAGAAATGGTTTGACAGCTACATAAGATCTGACAAGTATTTAGAAAGACTTGGTAAAGAGTTTCCTGAGATGAATGCTGATGAGTTAGCAAATGAGAGATGGGCACGATTGATGAATGTGAGAAGTACACCTATTGGGTTCCTTCCTGAATCAAGTGACATATCTCCTACACCAGATTCTACACAAGGTGTATATGATGCTGATGAATATCCAGGTAAGATTATGCTAAGACCTGAATACTCAGAAGGTAGACAAGGACCTTGGTCATATAATACAATACCTCTACATGAGTTGGGACATGCTCTAGATGAGGGTGGTAAAAGAATACCACAAACTACATTAGATTTCTTAATGCCTAAGTTGAAACAAAATCCTTATGACATACCCAAAGAAACATTCTACTATACAGATCCTACGGAATACATTAACAGATTGCAACCGCTTAGGTACTTATTACAAGAAGAAGGTATATATGACGCTAAGAAGAAAGATTTTACAAAAGAAGACTTACAGAAGGCAAAAGAAAACACTAGAATAAAATACAATACACACTTCAAAGACTTGATGGAAAACACTGAGTCAGAAGAAGACCTTATTGAAATAATGAATACCATTGCTGCTAGACCACAAATGCAGCAAAACACTATGGTTGCCAAAGATGGAAAATCTTTGGTAGAGTTAAACCAATTAACTAACTTTACGAACTATAACACCCCACAACCAGGCGGCTGGTTAGACAAATACCACTAATATGAAAGCTGAATTTTTAAAGATAGCAGGCGTTAAGTCTGAAGCAGAGTTTTACAAGAAGTTTCCCAATGAGGAAGCCTTTATGAAAAAGCACGGAAAAGCTGTAAAGAAACTTATGGCTAAGAAAGCCCAAATAGGTGCTACTATTCCAAACATAGAAACACCTAAAGGTAACCCTGTGCCTATTCAATTTACAGAAGAGAAACTAAAAGATGCTGCTGCAAAGTTAACTGGGTTCTCAGATACTGGTGCAGACACTCTTCAATATACTGGTGGTAAAAGTCAAGAAGAGCTTAGACAAGAAATGATGCAAATGCTTCAAATGCAAGCACTTCAACCTAAAGAAGAAAAGAAAGGTGGTTTGCTTTCACAACTTTCAGGACTACTAGGTGAAGGTGGTCTAGGTGATTTGATATCAGGTGGTGGTATCGGTGGTGGTCAAGGTGGTGGTACCGTAACTGATTTTGAAGTGGGACCATTAGAACAAATTGGTGCAGCAGAGTTTCAAAAAGGTGGTAAGGTTAGTAAAGATAAACTTAAAAAGATAGAAGGTGAATTACACAAAGCTTCTAAGATGCACAAGAGTCAGGCTAACAGAATTGGTAAGATGCTTCAAAAGGGTGGTAAGGTTGACAAGTTTGAACCTCACATGATGTATGATCCTAAAACTGGTAAGGGGTATAAAGCTAATAAGTTAGAGGATCATTTAAGAATGGAGAAACTAGGATACACACACGAACCTCCAAAGGCTCAAGATGGTATAGGTGCTCCTCAGTTTGATTTTGATATAGGAGATTCTGGACCATCTAGAATGGGTAGATATAATGCTGACGGAAGTCCTGAATCATTCTTGCAAGGAGCTAATAGAATATATCAATCTGATGCTGTACAGAACTTTGCAATTCCTATTGTTAGTGATATCATGGCTTTTAGTGATCAAACAAAAGCTCAGAAACAAAACTTAGCTTTAGCTAAACAAGCTAGACAAGTTGCTGAGATAACACTACAAGCTGCTAAAACAGAACCAGAAAAAGTAGAAAGACAATATGTTCGTCCTGAAGATGTTGAAAACACAGGAGAAGAGTTCTTTCCTATCTACGGTGTAGGAACTAACATTCTTAGAAATGGTGGCATGTTTAGTGATCCTGGATATGTTCCATTACAAAATGTAAACCAAGTGAAGTCATTTGGTAAAGGTGGTGTGTTAGGAAGTAATTCTTATTTAGTACCTAAAGCACAAGGTGGATTTGATATGAGTAATATTTCTTATGGAGGAGGTCAAGCTGGTGGTATAGGTATGCAACTTGGAGACATGGCTGGATTTAATAATGATGCTGGATCTAACCTTGGTGGTAAGATAGGTGGAACTATTGGTTCTTTATTTGGTCCTATCGGTAGTGCTGTAGGTGGTTTTCTTGGATCTGGTATTGGTGACTTATTAGACAGAGATGATAGACGAACTAGAATAGAACAGGAAAGAGCTGAGAGAGCAACTAAAGAACTTGCTTATAGTACTATTGCACCACAGATACAAGCTGGATATGCATCTCATATGAAACAAGGTGGTAAAATTTCAGCTAATCCAACACTATTAGATACAATGGCTATGGGTGGTGATGTTAAAACTACATGGGGTGGAAAGGTTGAAACAGTATCTTACAACCCATACGCAGGTGGTGAGAGTATTGAATTCAAAGGAAACTCACATGACTATGTAGATCCTAGAACAGGACAAACAGGTATTGGTGTTGCATATGGAAAACAATCTGTTGCTAACAATGAGGCTGTTGTAGAGGTGGAGAATGAACCAGCACAGCAATTAAGAGATGGTGGAGGCACTGAGAACTTAGTTGTGTATGGTGATTTAAAAATACCAGAAGAGTATGTAGCAGAGATTGGTGATGATAGAGCTAAGGGTAAGAAGTTTAAAAACTATGTTAGCGATGTTCTAAACAAGGATGAAGCTAAGATTAATAAGAAGATGGAGAAAGCTGCTGATCTTGGACTAGAATCAGACAACACTGTATTTGGTCAACTAGAAAGAGCTACAGCTGATGCTATTATAAATGGTGGCGATATGAAACTAAAAAACATTGCTGAGAAGAAAAACATCTTAGCTGATTTACAAAGTGCCCTAAATGATACTTTTGATGAGTATGGAATCAAGGGTAATGAATTTATTAATAAGAATAAGATTACCGAAGATCCAGAAAGAGTTATGAATAACATGGCTAAGTCTGGTATTGAAATCAATCCTGAGAACAAAGGTAAGTTTACAGCATGGGCTAAAGAACGTGGTATGTCTGTAGCTGAAGCTGCTAACAAGGTGATGGCTAATACAGATGAGTATTCTCCAGGCGTTGTTAAGATGGCTAACTTTGCTAAGAACGCACGTAAGTTCAAGAAAGGTCAAGATGGTTTAACACTTAAACAACTTCCAGAAGAGTTTGAAACAGAAGCAGAAGCAATTGCTGCTGGATATAAAAAACAACCTGATGGAACATTTATTAAAGAAGAAGAGATACTAGGAGAAGAAACGATTGATAGATCAGCTGAAGCTATGGAAAACATTCCTACTGGTCAATCAAGACAAGATTCTGGCTTCTATGGTAATGTATCACAATCAGACTTTGCTGAATTACAAGCTGCTAACTCTTGGTATGACTGGGAAAACTTTGATCCGTCAGATGAAGCTAGTGTAAAAGATTATCAAAAAGCTTTTAATGAACGAGCTAAAGAAGCTGGATCAAAAGCAAGAATAAAAGTGGATGGTAAGTTTGGACAACAAACTGCTAGCGCTCGTTATGAAGAAAAGAAAGAGCAACCAAAAGAAACTGTAACTAGAACAGCAAAAGTGAATGAAGTGACTACAGAAGAAACTACCACAGTTGCTCCACAGTCTATTCCTATGCTTCCAATGTTAGACTTTAGAAGAAGACAACCATTTGAAGCGCTTGATCCAAACCAGTTACTTGGTGAACAATATGCAATGGCTACAAGTGGAGTGCAACCAGTTTTTGCCCAAGGTTATCAACCTAGTCTTAGAGTACCTTATGACATTTCACTACAGGCTGCAAAGAATGATGTGATTTCACAAAGTAGAACTCTTCAAAGAAATCCAGCATTACAAAATAATCCAGCTGCTCTAGCATTAGCACAAGCTCCTACATATGCTGCGCTCAACAAACTCAATGAAACTGAGTTTATTGCAAACCAGAGAATGAAGGATGCTGTATACTCTGCTAACATTGATGCACTCAATAAGGCAAAGCTTGTGAATATTGGAATCTTTGATCAACAACAAGATAGGCTAGCAGAAGCTACAGCTAAGACACGTACACAAAATATAGACATCTTGAATTCTATATCTGATAAGTATGCTCAGAGAAGACGTGAGGATAGACTAGAAAGAATATACTCCAACTTATATCCAACTTATCAGTATGATGAAGATGGAAACATAAGAGTTGTTCGAGGAACTACATTCAACACAGGACAAGGTAACACAGGCATATCTCCATTTATAATAGGGGGAGGCATAGGTGGTGGCCAAGGTTTGCAACAACTTCCAGGAGTGATAGGAGGAATACAATCTATTCTAGGAGCACAACAAGAGTTTAATCAACAGCGAGGTCCTCAAATAAAACGAGGTGCAATCAATAGAGCAATGCAAAATTTTGATCCTAATGACATATATGATTATGTAGATCCAAATCAGAATAATATGTATATGCCAATTAATGAAGGGGTTGCTAAAAAAGGTAAGACAGTGAAGAAAAAGAATTATAAGAACAGTAACATCCTAAAAGCACTAAGAGGTTTATAATCAAATTGATTATAAAACATTACCAAAACCTGTTAGTGATTCTTGGATAATAAAATTAATCATATTACATTTGTTAAATTATGGCAACATATAAAGACCCATATAATCTAACGTTCAAGCCTTATGTAGAGCAAAGACCTGTTGAAGCAATGAGACAGGTTGGTCTATATAAGCAGCAGCGCTATGACATGGGGGTACAGAAAATACAAGAAAGCATTGACAACATTGCTGGTCTTGACGTGGTTAGAGATGTGGACAGGAAGTATCTTCAGTCAAAACTTAACCAGCTAGGTAGTCAATTATCTTCAGTTGCTGGAGCTGATTTTTCTAATTTTCAGCTAGTCAATTCTGTAAATGGAATGACTAATCAAATAGTAAAAGATCCTAACGTAATAAACGCTGTTGGTTCTGCTGCTAGATATAGAAAAGCCCTAGAGGACAGACAAAAGATTGTACAGGATGGTAAAGGTTCTGCATCCAATGATTGGATGTTTGATAGTCAAGCTAATGAATGGCTAAACAGTGATGATATCACTGCACAGTATAACGGTATGTATCGTCCATACAAAGACTATAATAAAGCTGCTCAAGCTATAGTGAAAGGGTTAGCTAAAGATAGTACAACTAATGATGTTGCTTTTCAATACGATGCTAATGGAAACATTGTTGGTATATTAGATGCTATTACAAGAACTAAGATAGAGGGAATCACACCAGAAAAAATACAAACAGCATTGATGGCAGGGTTAACGCCTGATGATTTCCAACAAATGCAAGTGGATGGTAGATATAAATACTCTAATGTGTCTCCTTCTGCATTTGTAAATGATATAAATTCAAAGTATCAATCTACATTCAGTAGATATTCTCAAGAAAGAGATAGACTTGTTGCTCTTAAAAATGCTGCATCAAGTGCTACTGAACAACAAAACTTACAGTCTCAAATTGAAGCTATTGACAGAAGTATAGAAGGAGTTAAGTCTGAATACAATAGTATATCTGCAGGTTTTGAAAGTGGTGAAGTTGAATCTGCAAAAGCTCAACTATACACTACAGACTGGATGGATAACTTCTCAAACTCTTTTTCAAGCTCAAGTGTTTCTCAAACATATCAAACTAACCCATTTGCTCAAATGCAAATAAGAAGAGATCAGATGCGTCAGGATGCAGAGATTGCACAGGATAAACTAGAAGAAACTAAAAGGTATAATAACGAAAGACTTAGAATAGAGGAAGAGAAATTAAAATTGGCAAAGGATCCTTATGGTCCAGTTCAATTACCTACAAATAAAGACGCTACTAATGTAGACGTTATTGCTGCTATGGAAAGCAATCGAGATAAGACAAAGAACTCTGTAGATGCACTAAAAAATAATTATAAGAACAAATATAAAGATGAAAATGGTAATCCACTATCTGATGAAGCTTTTCAACAAGAGCTCATTGCATATGCAACCAATCCAAACTCAGTGTCTTGGGATAGAAGAGAACAATTAGATCAATATGTTCGTCAACAAAAGCAATTGGCTGTTGAGAATGACATTATAATGAGAGCTAATGCTGAAGCTGATCAACTATATCAAGATAAGTTCTTAGCACAAATTCCTGAACAATATAGAGGAGATACAATAAATGGATTTAATTATGCTCAGGCAGCTGCATTGTTTGATAGATTTAATAAAGAATATTATACTCCTACTACATTTAGACAAGGAAAAGATGCTTTAGGATTTGCTGACCCTGTAGCAACTCGTGAATCCTTTAATGAGGATAGAGCAGAGCAAGATTATATGAATAATAGATTAAGTGATGAGGAATATGGATTGTACCAAATGTGGGCAGGAAATAAGGGCAGTAATCTTTATAGAGGAGATGTTAGTCCTAGTATGAAAGATGTAATTGATACAATAGAAGGCATATCTAATCAATCTATAAAACAAATTGAAGAAGATAGGCAAAAATATATTAGAGATTACTATCAGCAAAATTATGCAATTGGTCAAGAACAAGCATATAGAGTTCCTCTTGGGGATGCAAAACAAAAAGATGCATTTAGACCTGTTCTTAATTCTTTAGCTGAGGTAGCTGAGAGATCTGGTGGGTTACCAGGTTTTGAAGAAGATGCAGAAACTATTAGAACTATTGCTGCTGACTTGCAAGGTGCTATGGTGATTACAGATTCTCAAGGAAACTATAGAATCAATGCTACTAACACCAAAGGAACAAGCATTAGTATACCTATAAACCAAGAAATCTATGATAGTGTATTTCGAGGTAGGTTTGAACCTAGTCCTGCTGTATCAGCATTTAATCAAATGTACCTTCCAAAGATGTTATCTACACCATCTTCTTTGTTTGAAACAAAAGACAAACAAGGTAACACTATTTATGCAAAAACACCAACATCATACTATTCAACATCTATAGATGGAGAATATAACACTACATTAAATAATGCATACTTAAGTGGACCCACTGACTTTCCAAATGTACAATACTATGGGGTGAGTGGTAATATTGTAAGTGATGCAAAGCCTACAGACTCTGATTCATTTAAGATTCAACTCAACGTATATGATCCAGTGAAGCAAAAAGTTGTATTAGAAAACTATTTACTTCCTGCTAGAATAGATAAAGCCTCTCTTGTACCAACATTACAACAATTAACAGATGAGGTGTTATGGCAGTTAATCAATAACACTGAAAAAGATATGCCTACTTCTGAAATAATAAAGTTACAAGAAGCATCGCAAAAAATGCAATAATATGGCAAAAGACAATTTACCAAAAGCACAACGTGGGAAAACGGTAATACCTCCTCCAACACAACTATCCACTCCTAATCCTTTGCTAAGCCAACAATTTATGCAACAAAGGTATGGTGGATTTAGTGGAGCACGTACTGTTTCTCCTCTTCCAAGTGTACCCTATGTAAGTCCATATGCAGGGGTACAACCTCCTGATGCTCAAAATACGTCTGCCCTTTCTAACTTTCTAAAGTTTGCAAACACCAAACGTGATGATAGTGGTGGTGGTAAAATGAGAACCCTTGACGAGTATGCTGGTAATGAGAAAGGTAGATATGATTACTTTATGCCAGGTGACTTTGATAATGAAGATGCTGCTGCACAAGGTCAAAGTTTTGGTGCTAAAATGGTAAATGGTGTTAGTAAAGGACTTTTACTTACAGGTACAACTTTCTTACAGTCAACTGTAGGACTTGTTAATGGAACTTACCAAGCAATTGCAGATGGTAAGTTTTCTTCGTTTTATGATAACGAGTTTAACAGAGCATTAGATGAGATAAATAAGTATGCAGAGGATGCACTACCAAACTATTACACTGCTGAAGAAAGAGATGCTAGTTGGTATTCTCCTAAGTATTGGGCTACAGGTAACTTCTTATGGGATGGTGTTGTAAAGAATTTAGGATTTGCTGCTGGTGCTGCTTTATCAGGAGGTGTATATACTAGCACACTAAAGTCTCTTCCATATGCCTCAAGATTATTTTCTGTTGGTAAAGGAGCAGAAACACTTGCTGCAACAGAGGCTGGTATTGCTTCAGGTGCAAGTAAAGTGGCTGAAACCTATGGTAAGATAAGAGGACTGTCTGATAAGTTTCTATCTAATTACAATACATTAAACCCTGCAGGAAGAGCTGTTGTTGCAGGATTAGCAACTACTGGTGAAGCAGGTATAGAAGCCTTACATAGTAGCAATGAGTTTAGACAAAGACTCATTGATGAACATGTAGAGCAATATGGTGTACCACCAACAGGTGCTGCTCTTCAAGCTATTAATGATGCTGCAGAAGGATCAGGTAATGCTACATTCTTTGCTAATGTTGGAATACTAACAGCCACTAACTATATTCAGTTTCCAAAGATATTAGGAAGTACATATAGAGGAGAGAAAGGAATAGCTAACGGACTTGTTAGAGAGATAGATGATATTGTTTATGAGGGTGGTAAATATGTAAAACCAAAAACAAAATATCCATTCTTATCTAGAATAAACAAGATAAGACCATACACGTTCTCTACATCAGAAGCTTTTGAAGAGGTGGCTCAGTATAGTGCTACAGTG